GTGGGGACATACCCACCTTACCACCCCTGGAGCTTAACCCAGGGGACCGCTCACAGGCAACTTTCGTTAACCCGTGTCAACATCCTCAGGAGTAAGCAACTCTCCCGAAGCGAAAGCCCACAACAGCGTCCCTAGGGACGACATCATGGAGCGGACCCTCGCGTGTCCAGCGAGACGGGGTGAAACCCGCCAAGTTGGCTGTCAACCTGACCTCGTTACCGTATCTGTTTGCACTGACACGGTCTGAGATCGGCCTCCAAACGCGAAAATACCGTCTACTCCTGCGCACGACGCATGACCAATGGTCCGGGTGATCGTGAATCAACAAATCACCTAGAACCTCAGGTCCTCTGCACCGACGAATCTCAACAGGCACACAATCCAAGACATAAAGTCGAGGAGAGTGGAATACGTCCATGCTGTGGTTAAGCTTGGCGGTCCTCCACATTGCGTTTGCCATAGAAATCCAACCTGCGGGATCATTGGGAACCTCCTTTATGTACATGGGGCGAACCCATGCACCATGGTGGAAGTCCCCACCGCAGGATTCGCGGAAGTGCGAGTTGATGAAGGTCTTTCTTTCGTTGGGTGTAAACCCGGTCATAGACAGCAATCTTAAGAGCCGATGTGCCACAGACTCGTCTTCCACGATGATGTCATCACCGTAGACGAACGTGTCGCAGCCGACTCTGCCTCCACAAGCGTGAGCAAGGGAGGCGAAGATCGCAGTTTCTAACTCGAAAGTGAACCCATTCCCCATAGAGGAGAACTTCTCAAGCCTTATCCATCTACCCTCTTGAACGGGCCCTCTCACGAGGGTGCCATCCGAAGTCCACGAAACGTGAGTGTAGGGAGGAAATTTCTCTCCCGACTCGTCCCACGGCATTAGGGTGAATTTCGACCTGATATCATCGAGCGCGGCGAACCAGTCTGGTGGTAACAAGTACCGGACCAAGGCGGTTGCCACTGTATCGCTTGCTTTACTTAGATCTATTGTCGCACCTTCTCCCCTCCGGGAGAGCTCCGCTGCTAACCGCATGTGGAGTTCCTTACCTCTGACGAGGTCAATACCGGAAAGTGCTAGCCTACGTCTCATCCAGCGGCCGAAGCCTAACTGAAGAAAGACGTTACCCGTCGGTTCGGCGCAAGCGCCGCGATGGGTAGTGGCGTCCTTGTGGACCCAAAAGAACCGGTTCCCTTGGACGACTAAATGGGCAAGATCTATGTTGCCGTAGAGGTTCCACAGCTCGTCGACAACAGTGGAGTTTTCACACCACTCGACGAGATGAGGGAGAGCCCCAACGGTTGAAGCGGGTGCATTGGCGTATTTATCGTACACCGTCGCGTGATGCCACGGCTTTCGCCAATCTTTCGACTCGAACGTAGCCCCAGGTCCATGCCCTACGTCCAGCTCACCAAAACTTGGACACTTTCCCAACACCTTTCGGAGCCAAGAACGTGCCCTGCTCAACACTGAGAGCAAGGTGGCTTCACTACGATTGTCCTGCTCTGCGGTTGCAGGCGGGAGTTTAGTTGTAGTCAAACCGTTGATAAAAGTGTTTGTTCGGTGACACTGGCGTTCGGATTCATAGAACGCTGAGACACACGCCTGGAGAGGATCGACTTCTTTGAGGGGCAGACCATCGCACTTCCGAAGAAGCTCAGTAGCCTGGTAATCCCTGCGGAGTTTTTCCGTATCCCAGATCGTGTAATTATCAGGGTCGCATCTCAACGCGACCAACTGATCCCACTCGCCGTAGCGTGCTAGTATTTCGCACGTGAGAGAGCGAGGGGTGTCGAGCTGGCGGAACAATCTACTGCTAACCGCTAACACGTCTTTGTCAAACGTGCCGGCATGGGCGTCATCACGACGACTCATGGTGATCTCCTGGAGATTAGGTCGGTATGGTTAGGAGGCCGCGAAACCTTCGATCATCTGCTGCTTGAACAGGGCAGATGCGAAGAGGTTCAAGGCACGGTGAACCGCTTCCTGGGTGACGGAGTCCGCCACCTTCTGGAGGATCACACCGTTGAGTTCGAAGATAAATGCGTCTTCGCTCACTTCGACACCATTCACCGTCTTGAGGACGGGAATCTTCACCTGACCCTTCATCCGACGGGCAGTCCGCGGGCCGTTGTACTGGCCACTGACGGAAAGCGTAGGACGGTTACCAGGGATCGTGGATGCAGCATTGTCGCGCCAGAGGGCGGGCACCTTGTCACCGGCGCTGGGTTGAATCCCAGTGAAAGTGACGTCGGTGGTGCCGTTGGCGGCTTTGACGACGATGTTGGCCATTTGAGGCATGTTGCGCACCTTTATAGTGGTGAACTATCCCTTTGTAAAGATCGACACCAGAAGCGATACGGCGGTAGCCGCTCGCGTCACTGATAGTCGTTCAGGGAGTTCGAATTGGAGGGTCGGGCCGATCACATGCGGGAGGCGACGAGTCGCTACCTGCCTGTTGAAACCAGCCCACTTCCGATACCACGGGGTACCGGCATTCCACGCTTGAGACTGCGCGGATTTAAGCTTGCAATGAGCCGCCGCGTAGGCCTCCTCGATAACCAATCCAGAAAAGTCGGTACGTGCGCGAAGCACTGTCCCGACATTACCGATCCAGTCGACAAGGAAGCTGAAAGGTACGGTGGCCCATGCAATCTCAGCAAAGTTGGTTAACCCAGCCTGCTGACGCAGCAGCGCGTTCGGGTTCTCAATCCGAACACGTGCATACTGCTTTACGACAGCTTTACCCTCATACTGATAGGTCCTAAGCTGCCCTCCCCAGGTGTCAAATCCGCTCACACTGATTTTTTGAGTGGCGGAACCTGAGAGTTCGATTGGGGGTGGTGGACTTGTCAGAACGTCAACGCAAGCGTCGATATCACCGACAAGAGGTGCCCAACCAAACCAGTACTCCAACCAAATAGACGAAGCGTGTTTCGGCTTGGTCCACTTAGTCCTCTCGTGTTTCTTGAGGGGTCGGATCTTCAGCTCTTTCACAAAGTCACCGAAGCGACCTCGTTTCAAAGCTTTGAAAGACCGATAGAGCTGGCCAGCACGTTGCGCCATAAGTGTCAGGGCCTCACGGCCTTCTGCCACGGTGACGCCCAGCGTCGCACGTTTGATTTGGCTCTGTAGCCTGTCGTAAGACAGGTTTTGGAGCCTGATCATATCTGCATCGCTGGAGGAACCAAGGTTGAGTATCTTGGCAGGCCACCCGCTGTTATTCGACCACCCACTCGATGTTGCTGAAATGGGTGATTGTTGCGATTCTCCTTCCCATGTATCTCCCCAATTGACACCCTCCCAATGCCAGTATTCACGAGGCACTCGGGGGTGACCTTTCGGGGTAGGGTTGAAGAACTGCATGCGTTCATAACGGGTAACTGACGGATGAAGCGGATAATACTGCGCGACTCGTCTGTTGTACATGGCCTCTTACCTCCTTAATTCGTACGGTTAGTACGAATCCCGCACCACGCGGGCGTGCTTCCACTGAAACGTGGGAACAGCACACCCCCCC